TTGCTATACAAACACTCATTGTTATTTTCCTTATTTTTTCGGTAAATTATAAATTAAAATTAGTTCTCATGTGTAATGGACAAACCCATCTCCCACACCTAAAACCATCTAATTGTACTGGATAAGATATTGGAGATTTATAAATATTTTCTTTTCTTATAAAATACTCATAACCATTGTCAAATTTTATGTGGTTTTTACTGTATTCTGTCTCAATAGGTAGCATTATACTCTCCTTTTAATTTAATATAAATTCCCTGACTATTAATATACTCTACATCGTCATAAGTACAGCCAGCCAATTCAAATATCATTTTATATGCTGCGTCTTTTGAGTAGGATATAACCGACCTGAATTTATTCCCGTCCGGATGTTTAATCAGAAAGTTATAAACTTTATAATATTCGTTTAAATATTGCATTTTATCTCTCCTGGTTATTTTCGGTTAATTATTTATAATATAATATTGATCTAAAAACAATGCAGTGGTTTTTACAATGTCTTTTTTATCATTTTCCCATAGAAATTTAATCCATTTATCTTGAATTTCACTATATCTTTGTGATAATCTACTATCTATATGTAATATTGCTGCTATCGAAGGGAAAATATAACTTCCATAATTAGTACAGGAAACTCCCATTTTATAAGACTCTCTATAATTATAAATATCTTGTTTATGTATTGCAAAGCATCTGTCATTTATTTTAAAATATTGTAGCTTTTCTCTATAACTATCTTTTATGGCTGTATCTGGATAGCTGTTATTATATACTTTGTATTGCATTTTTTTCTCCTGTTATTTTTCGGTAAAACCATAAACTATTTATGATTATTTGCTCCCTGAAAAGGAATTGCACCTTAATAAATATCTATACAGGGAGTTATATAAGATTAATTAACCAAGCTATCAATATAATTAACTTCGCTAATTGGTATCCTATGACAACCAATAGTTATTAATTTATCATCCTGTTTTAATACTTTATAATAAGTTATTTTATCACCTATTAAACTAAGTCCTTTTTTTAGCTTATCATTATATTTTTTAAATATATCAATAGATATTTTTACATGCAAACTTGTTTCGATTTCATTATTTTTAGTCAATCTTAATAATTGCTTGTCATGATATGGAAGAGAGTTAATTTCGTTTGCTTTCCATTTAGGGATCATTTCATTTAGCTTTTTAGCTTGCTTGGCTACTCTTATTTTAGCTTGTTTTGCTTGTATTTCATTTTCTGCATGGATAGCATCATTTATTGTTGAATCATTAGCATTTAAGTATAAATCAATCAATTTTTTTAAACTATGTGCTAATTTAGATTTAACTCTAAATAGTTCTAAATATCGTCTTAATGATGTTTTTAATGATAATACATCCTGCAAATAAGATGCTTTATATTTTCTGGCTCTCTTGGCTTTCTGTAAATTTCCTTTAATTGATTCAATAAAGTATTGAACATTATTGATATGAGTAGCCATATCGGTATATTTTACGTCAAAATCAACAATAGGGATAGATAGTATTTCGCATCCGTACGGTATTGCTTGTCTTGTTATAGATATGTGTTTTGCGGTACTTACTGAATAACTTGATGTAGTAAACAATATCAGCTCAGTACCTCTTATATTTATTTTTTTAGCAATAGGGAAGTGATAACCATAACTATAAATAGTTCTATTTGTAAAGAACATATTACAGCCCTCCCCTTTTTCTTGTACATCGTTCGCCCAATAATGTGCAACTTCGCTGTGATTCGATAGTATATTTCTCATTATATATTACTCCTTTGTATTATATTAGTTAAAAATTTGCTCTCATAACTTGGTTTAGTGGTATATTGTGTCCATCGGGATCAATAACAGCCACCAGATCCCCTTCAGGCTCTTCAGAGTCTATTACATACTCTATTTCATACCACTCTGATACTTCAGGCTCTTCTGACCCATAAGCATCCCTTACCCGTGCTGCATCTCCGCAATCGCTTAATTCTATTTCATACCCGCCAGCGTTACTAATTGTGTAATATCCATGTACTTTAAACATTGTTATTTCCTTTATATTTTCGGTTAAATAGTAATTTCTGAAAACTATAACAATGACCCACAGTCATCATAACTAAAACCATAGTTCATAAACTTTGCTCTCAATTCATCTTGTTTCGAGCCTATCATATTAATATAATTATCTTTAGTCTTTAAAACATCTGGATAATTGTAAAAATTTTCTTTAATCCTATCTAATTCTTTGCAATCGTTAATTAGTTGAATTATCTGTGCGTTTGTCATAATTTCCTCGGTAAAATATTAAAAAACTCTTATTCATCCCCCTCAACAGCCTAAAGCTATGATGAACCAGGGAAACAATACAAGTAAATTATTCATTATTTTATCACAGAATTAACAACCTAAACAAAATCAATAAGTTAAATGGTGGAAATTTCGGTAAAGTATGAAAGAACCTATACCCGATTAAAATGGTCGTATATAGAACATCGGCATTCATTACTTCTCTACATCCTACATTAAACAAGACAAAAGAATATATTTACATATCAATCAATCACCCTTATTTACGCTATATTACTATCAATTAACGGTTTAAACGCCTACAATCGGGCATATTGGCCGTGTATTGGGCATCCTATACCTATATATGTAAGCGTTTACAGTGTCATTTACAGTTGCATTTACAGTGTCATTTACCTGCGAATTGCGGTTATCGGTAGTAATTACCAATGAATAGCCGAAATTATGCCCATATTCAGCCTATTTCAGCAATTTATCCGAAAAATTAACATACTGTTATTTAATGATGTTACTTAGGATGCTCTACCGCTGGCTATAGCAAGTATTTCATGCTGTGGATTGGTCAGTATTTCATGCTGTGGATTGGTCAGTATTTCATGCATACAATAACAAGCGAAAATATTGCTACGAAATTTCCAGGTACTTTGCAAGTTTTATTTTATGTAACAACTTGTAAAAACGGAAGGTGTAAGGCGGACTGGCATGATATGTGGTATGTATATCCACCTCTCACATTTTTGGTCAAAAGAACTACATCAGACTAACCTCACATTTCAAAAGAACTACATCGGATTTCTCTTGTTTTGTATTAGTTAGAGTCCGTATATTATTGTATGGAAAATAAGACATATAAGTTAGACTGGGAGTTGGATGTTAATTTTAATATAGAGACGAGTGGTTATACTATAAGTGCAAAGTACGAAGATACTATTTATCAGATAGCGACTCCTGACATGGATTTATCGACTTTTGGTCGTGCGTTGGATTTATTATTTAAGAAGATAGAGGAGTATGAGAATGAAAAAAGTAGATAGGATTATAGCCCTATTCCCAAGCAGGGAAACTTCTTCTCCTTGTATTGAGAGGATGTTTAAAAATGATATTAAAAAGATAATAGATGAGCCAGAAGAAACGATTGACTTTAAGTTCAAGATTTACGAGATGAACGATACTCCTATTCATATATATCAAATGGAAGTTGAAGAGTATTGTAAAGATGGATGGGAGGTAGCGTCTGTGGCAACCACTTACAAGAGTAGGGGTAATTATGTTGATTTGCAGGTAGCTACAGTTTTATATAGGAGAGATAATGATATTCTTAAGAAATAAGAGTTATGTATGTCAGATGGGAGATGCGGAGGTTGAGGTATATGTAGACGAGAACGGCTACCAGAAGATCAACCTGAGTTCATTTGACAAGTACATGCCCCCTGCTGAGTTGCGGAACTTCTTAGGTGAGCTCATGGATATAACTTGTATAGTGGAGTCGAAGGATAATTCAGGGGAATGAATTCTTTTAAATGTTGGAAATGCGGTACAATAGTCTATTCTGATAGTGATATTTTGGATATTGTATGTACTACTCCAATACCGATAAGAACCAGTGGTATATGTGGAGGATCATTTCAGTTGACCGAGGATAAGGGTAGTAAAATATTAAATAGGGCTTTAGAGATGATTAAGAATATGAATGAGGAAGAATTCACTAATTTAGTTGAAGGCTCAAACAAGAGAAAGGCTATAGGCGAGTATTAAATGAAACACCGTAGAAACGACATAGCAATAGTTAAGGATGGTACTGGTATTGGTCTTTTACAGAAGAAGGCTATTAACATTATGATTCAAGACCCAAAGAAGGGTTTTAATGCGGTAGCTAAGGAGACAGGATGTAGCAGGACGGCTCTGTATAAGTGGCGTAGAGACCCTGTTTTCGTCAAAGCGTACCATAAAGAAGCTGATATTTACTTAGACTCCTTCCTTCCTCAAGTAGACAGGGCGATGGTTAACAAGGCTTTGGAGGGTGACGTGAGTGCTGCCAAATATTTGAGTGAACTCCGAGGTAGGATACAGAAGAAGGTTGATATTACTATAACAGCTCCTTTTACTGAGTGGCAGAAGCTTCAAGAGCCTGTAGAAGAGGGCAAGGTTGAGATTGTCGAGCCTGAGATTAATTTTGAGACAAAGGGTGAGCGTACTAATCGTATGCGTAACGAGCATAATGAGTGGAAGAGAAGGGCAGACGATATTGGTGTCCCACAGTTACCTTCTGGAAGACCTACAAAGGAAGCCTTGGAAGAGTGGCATGAAGAAATCTTATTAGCTGAGGCGAATTATGAAGGTTGAAACAGCCTTACGCATTAAAGAGATGAATGATGAATATCTTGAACTCTGTAAGACGTTTATGGAGAAGAAGACTTTAGAGGAGTTGGAGATTATACTTTCTCTTGTCCTTTTGACGTTAAATTTTCAAATTTTAGGAGAAATGGGGTGTGGTGGAGAAAGCTAAGGTAGGGAATATTGTATTTAGTGACGCATACATATCTATGTATAAATCCCTTGAGGATTGCTTAGAAGTATTCTCTGAGAAATATGGTACGAGTGTTCGTGAGATAGAAAGGCATTGGGAAACGCAAAGCTTTACCATTCAATTTGATTGTGAATATTTCGATGAGATAGAATTAGGATGGAATAGTAAAGTGCCTTCGTATCATCTTGTAGATGGAAAGATAGTTCGTGTATAAAGTTGAAATAATCCACGAGGACGGCTCTTTAATCAAACGTCTTTATTTATTTGGTAAGGTTTTTTACAAAGGTTTTTTCATAGAATTGTACGAAGAAGGACAGACTTCACATAAGGATTTATTAGCATGGAGATTTACAAACAAGGAACGAAAGTAGAGATGTATGACGGTGGTACAGGTATCATAGTAAACGCCATAATAGAGGGGTCGATGGTCAAGTACACAGTAGCTTATATAGGAGAGGACTACTCGCAGGCGGTTTTTAGTGAGTGTGAGTTGAAATTCGGTAAAGGAGAGAAGGCTCAGATTGGATTTATTTCTTCAAAGCCTTCCTAAACCCTTGAAAGAACTTCTTAATGTTCTCAGGGGTGTACTCTCTAAATACCCAAGGTCTACCTGGAACTTGAACACCTTTACCTTTCTTGTAGAAATTAAACAGCTTATCCCCTGCAAAGAACCTATTCTTGGTTACAAAACCTTCTTCTTGATACAGCCCATACCGAAAGAAGCTGAGCTTACTCTTTGAAGATTTCAGAGAACCTAAGAGTCCTCCATCAGCGATTAACGGTTTTTTACCTTGTCCTCGGAGGGATCTTGTTTCTAACGTGGACTCTTCTAATCCTTTTAGACCTCCTCTTAAGGTTTTTCCCGACTGCGTTTTAGCGTCTAAAGCCCCTCTATTGGTCAATCCTGTTATCAACTTTGGGAGCTGGGTCGCTAACTTTTGGAAGCTGAAGTTTGTCTCTATTCTTATCATTTATTTTCTTCCTTTTCTCCCAAGCTTTATTAGCTTTAGCTATAGTGCCAAGGTCTTCGTTATATTCCAAAGTAAGTTCTGCATTTGTTATTAAATCTAATCTAAGTCTATGGTCATCCCAAATAATCTGATCGGTAGTGTTAAGAGGGTACTCAGGTGGAATAAAGTCCAAGCCAAGTTTCTCGTCAAGGGTCACGCCTCTCGCTTTTGCAAGGGCTTTCTCAACTTCATAAATCTGATCTTCGTACAACCTCCAAAGCTCTATATCGTCTACATAGTCCTCATGTCTCTCCAAATCCCTTATCATCAAAGAGATACCAGAGGGGACTTCGCCACCCTGCTCACTCCAGGTAATCCAGAGATGGTTGTTCTGAGCAACAAGTTCGACCATAAACTTAACAAGGTCTACAGAGGTCTCGAGATCGCCTCCAGGACTCTCGATCCCAAACTTGGAGTCGGGGTCGTCCAGAGCTATGATATTGTTGACACCCATACGAGAATAGGATTTATCGGAATCTACCCCAGTCATCCAGGGTTGACCCCAGAGTTGATACCTACTCCCAACGGCAAGTTCGGTCATTGTTACGTTTACCTGCTCGTTAGCGGTGATAATATCGGTAGCACCCTCAACGAAGAACTCGTCGAGTTGGTGATCCTTATGTGTGAAGACAACGGGTAGGATACCTAATCCATGATTAATTGTACTCTCGTGTATCACCCCACCGTCGTTATCAAATTGTTTATACACTGTATCATCATAGTAACCCCACCCAAGCTCTGCGGTATTTGAAGGATCTGAAACAGGAAGCATTATAGGATATGCTACAGCTATTGGGTTGAGAGCATCCTTCCCAAAGAATGGAACAAACTTATAAATCTGTTGATACTTAAAAACAATGTCTTTACCGAGAGATGGTAGTAAAGCCATTGTTCCGTTAAGGTTGGACATCTTCTCTTGATGTTTCATGGCAACGTCTTTGTTGAGGATCATATCACTGTATTTCGCCCCACCATTCCTTTTAACACCTGCTTGGTATATTCTACTCATCTTATCAATGAATCTTGCAGTGAAGTTATAGTTTGACATTGGAGCTTCTTTTGATGTAGCCCCATCGAAATATTCTGAAGTATATTTATTGGTGTTAGAGGAGTAGTAGTCCAGTTGTTTATTGACTTCCTCATCTCTCATTCTTATCCGTTCTAATTTTAAATCCTGTAAGGCATTTTTTATTGTTTCGTCTGATAACATTACCAACTCCTATCTAATAGTGTGAATCTTCCTCGTCTTATTGGGTAGCGATTGATAACGAAGTATCTTGTTTCATCGCAAGTATGATCGTGAAGCCCATCTTTTTTTGGTTTCAATTTAAGTTCTTTACCGTCATCTTCTGGATAACTGTAAGCTTCATAATCATCTATTGAGTTTACACACTTCTTATGGACGTGGAACTTCCGTTCACCGTTCGCATTTTCCATAAAACTTCTAACATGTTCAATACCTGCTGGGATGTCCTTGGAGACTTTATCTCTCTTGTAATGTACTTTTATCCCATGCCTTTTAAATATTTCTATATCTCCGATACCTGACCCACCTATTGCTGTACCTGCTGGATCTCCGAAGTATTTAATAACTCTGTAAGGTTTTGCCAATATTCTTCTGGCAAGAACCTCTGTTTTTATATTTGTTTCGTGAGAAATCTCATCTATCTTATAAATGTGATCTCTTGAATCAGTTTGATACCATCCGACGGCAGGCATCCTATACCCAAAGTCAATAGAACAGTAAGTTGGTAGGTCTGGATCGTAGGGGAAATCACCAACATCCAAATACCTATCAAATGGATAGACCTTGCCTGCATACGTTGTAAACTTAGCACCATACTCTTGATCGAATGATTCCTTTGTTAGATTTCTCTTAACTGACAGCAGGAACTTATCTCTCTTCCCACCAGGATAGACATGTTGATTAACCCATGATGGTGCTTGATAAGAGAACCAATCAGGGTCTTTCTGTCCTAAGACATACTTATCATATATATGATTATACCCTTTTGGCGTGGTTATGAATATCCCTTCCCCACGTCTATCTGCCAAAGTTGGCTGTAAGAGTTCATCCCAAATGACCTTCTTCATCCTTGCAGCCTCATCCATTACTACTTTGTCTAATCCCTCTCCAATAAGAGAATCAGGATTCTCAGCACTTTTAGCATGGAGGGTTGACCCCCAAGCTGTCTCTAAATACTTCTCCCCTTTACGATTAGACTTAGCCCTTATATTCATCTTCTCATTGTGAACACAAGTCTTCCAGACCTCTCGAAACACTAAGTCTGTAAGATTATGGTTAGGGGCTACAATCCAAGACCTTGTTTCAGGTAAAGACATCGTAACCTCCAACTCTTTAGCAGCAGATAGCGTCTTCCCAAACCTTCTTCCACAGACGTACGCTCTATAAGGAGCATACTCTTCTGGAAAATGAACCTTTTCTTGTCCTCTATGCGGTATGTATCCTGTGAATTTAAACCACTCTTTTTTGTATTCACAGTGTTGTTCCCAATTTTTCACGCCTCTTTAACACCTAAACTAACATTTTGTTTCATATAATGTTGTATTATACAAGTATATTGGAACTTTATGATTATGTGTATGTTTAAGACGCTAATTAAATACTCGCAGGAGGCTAAATTGACAGAAGAAAACAAGACCGCAGAACTCAATGAAGAGGTTAACAAGGGTGGTAAAGATTATGTTCCAAGAGACAAGTATAATGATACCAAGGAAGCACTAAAGGTAGCAAACGAAAAGTTGTTACAGATTGACAACGATGCTGAAAAAGCACGAGTTAATAAGCTTTCTGAGGATGGGGAATTTCAAAAGGTCATAGAGGCTCAGAAAAAAACTATCGAATCATTACAACCTCAAGTTGATGATTGGAACAACTATAAATCTAAAGAGAAAGAGAGTTTGTTAGGGAAGTTACCCGAAGAAAAACGGGAAGCCTTTAAGGATACTTCAATAACGGTTCTCAGAGAAGTTGTTGCGATGCAGACGAAGACAGTTGAAATTGATCAGGACAATTTACAGGGTAGAGGAAAAGCTCCCTACAAGAATCTCGGTGAATTAGCTACTGCCTTTGGTACAGGAAAGATTACTCAGGCTACCTATAAAAAGGAAGCTTTGAAGTTTAGACCAGAGAAAGGTTTGTATTAATTAATGAAAGACCTGAAGAATGTAAACAAGAAACCAACTGACCTTGATGGATTCAACCCTGATAAAGAGGGTAGAGTCTCAACGGGTACTATAGGTGGTGAAATGGTTTATGTATGGGATGATAAAGAAGTTATCTCTGATTCTGATGGTTTTGGTATGTTAGTTGGTAAACAGGAAATCCCTGGTAGGTTAAAATTTAACCAATCTATCCCTTTGGATCGTTTTAATAAAATTTTCAAAGGAGAATAAATTATGGCTGCTGGAGATATTAGTTATTATGCTGGTTCGTTAGTAGAAAGAATTGTAATTGCAGAGGCGTTAGTAGCGTTATCTGATGCGAATGTTATGTTGCCTCTCGTTACCTCTAAAGGTTTTGATGCTGCAAACACTATTTCATTTCCAAAATGGAATTTAGGAACTAATAAGATAACTGCAAGTGATGTGTCACAGTCCGATCCTGGAACTGACGCTGCTGCTGTTCTTATTGATTCAGAAAAGAAAACCTTAACACCTGCTCGATATAACTTTTATATTCCTCTTTTTGATGACTCAACTGATTCATCTGAAGAAGGCGATATTAAT